TGTGTAGTCATCAGTCATCACCCTTCTTCGCCGTGACCGGCTCCCAAACGTCCGACTGTTCAGCGAACGACTCCGTAAGATCGGCAGGCACCTCAAAGGTTTCCCCCGCCTTCACAACCCGCCCCAGAACGGGAACCTCGAGATCCCCCAACGGGGACACATTCCTGAACTTGCTCATGCTGTTTTCACCCTTGCCTTCGCTGTGTAAGTGGCTTCAATCTCAACCAGACGACCCTTCGCCAGGGTTTGCTCATCAGTGGCCGACGCAATACGAATGTCAGTCAGGAAACACTCACGAACTGACCCGCCCACAGTGGTGTCTGTGACCCGGAAGGAGGTTTCAAGTTCGGCCTGCAACGCCACCGCACGGTCGAACGCAACCTTCTCCATGTCCGGGCCGCCGGCACGGAAGCAGGAGAACATGACCTTCAGTTCCAGGGTTTCCTCGCGGCTCCGGTTGGTGCCGTAGGTGGCTGGTTCCTGCGATGCGGTCACATCCATGAACGCAACAATGTCGTCCAGTTGGTTCGTTCCCGGATGCCCGAACGTCACCTGCACTGGGTCACCAGTCCACAAAGTCACCCCGACCGCATACGCGGCATCTTTGAATGTGGCAGCCGCTGTCGAGCTAGGCAAAACCAGGCACCCCCGTACCAGTACCCAGCAACTCCATCAACCGTCTAGTGGGGACACCGAACTGCACAGCCGGATCAGATGACGAATCCCCGAACGAGGGCCGGTTACCCTGATGACCGTTGCGCCACCAATGGGTGACCAGCTCGCGGGCCGCCATTTTCACATTCGGTGGGATGGTCGAATTGCCGACCGTGACAACAACAACCACATTCTGTTTGCCCCAGTTGAACCAACCCCACCCGGCAGAGTCCGCCGAAATGATTCCTGATGGGCCGTTCGCCACATACCCGGTGATCGTGGTTCCATCCACGGTGATCGAGGTGACCGCATTGAACTTGAACGGCAACACCAGTTCACGCTTCCCACCATCGAACGTGAGTGTGCGTGACTCGGCATACTGCGGCCCAATACCCGGCAACCCCTCGATCACATTTGTGGCAGCCGAAATGTAATCCTCAATTACTGAGTCCTGCCCCGTTGGTGCAGCAGAAGCAGTTGCAAGGAAGATCGAGTCTCTGGCTTCCGCAAGACTGCACAGACCGCGAACAATCGCCATCAGAATTCCCTTCACGAACCTCAACACCCTCAACAGAGGGCCGAATCTCAACCTTCGGAGGCCAGATAGCCGTCAAAGGGTTGCGTATGCGTCGCGCCACAACTTCCACCCGTCCTGAATCGCCCACTTCCGGGCATGTTCCTTCGCGGCAGCACCCATCGTTTCCCGCAGGTCGGCATCGTTGACCAGATCCCGCAGGCGGGCTTCCCACTCATGGTCACGAGACACTAGAAACCCGGTTACACCGTCAACCACGAATGCTTGGTAGGGTTCCACATCGGAGGCGATCACCGGGATACCGAGTGCCGCATATTCAAGGGCTTTGATAGCAGACTTAGACCGGTTGAACCGCGACGGAATCAACGGGGCAATCCCAATATCGAAATCAATGGTTCGGTAGTAGTCGAACAAGTCTTTCGACCACGCCGACCACCGACCGGGAATCTTGTTCTCCCGCAAGTAGTCCTGGCCGATCATATGAAAATCAACTTCGGGGTTACGGCCTAAGAATCTCCGCAACCGGGGGGCGACCATTGCTAAGTCTTTGCGATGCGAATCACCACCAGCCCACCCAACGGTCAGGCGGGGGCGACGGGGGCGTTCAAGGTCGAACATGCGCCCATCAATATGGTTCGGCAGCACCACCACATTGGGGTTGAACTTAAGCATTGCTTCCCGTAGAGGTTCCGTGGACACGGTAACCATGTGTGCTGTCCGCACAATTTCGGCCAACTCGTGCAACAACTCCGGGGTGTACGCCTTCACAGCCCGCTCATTCGACGGGTCTAAACACCACAGGTCGTCATCGGTTTCCCACACCATTTTGTGGGTGCGCCACAACCTCAACCAGTTAGTCCGAAACCCCGGATAACCGATCCTCTGACCAACAAAAATGACATCATCTGGCACCGGAGCAACAATCGACTTGTACTCGACATCTAAACCGTGTTTTGCCATCTCATCGAACGGCAACCGGATGCGGTAATACCCGCACGCTGTACCATCTTCGACCGAGAAAATCTTCTGCAAAAATCTCTCCCAACATAGAGACTTGATTGGGGCGGGGCCTGTTGGGACCCCGCCCCCTTACGACTTACGCAGCCGTAAGCTGGAGGAACTTCACCGCGTTCGGGTCAAGCGCAACCGCACCCACACGCACCAGAGCACGGTAAGCAACCTGATCGGTAGCGAAACCGACCTCATCGGAACGCTCGAAGCGGATACCGCCCGCGATACGGACCTTCAGTGACGAGAAATCACCGAAGTAGATGATCTTCGCCGTACCCACATCAGGCCCAACAAGGGTCGGGTCGATGTACGCCGACTTACCCAGGATCAGATCCGGGTTACCGGCAGTAAGCGCCGTCTCCCAGATGTAACGGCCCTGCGGGTCCTTCGTCTTACGAACACCGGCAGCGGTCGGGTCAGACATGAGGAAGGAAGCCCCAGAACGGTACTCAGGAAGCACCGAGTGGAACAGGGTGATGATCGCATCCGAGAACACCGAACCTGTTGCACCGACCGTAGCCGACGCGGCAGTGGCACCCGAGACGGTGTAACCAGCCGTGACCGCGTTGTGGGCGATGAGCGAAATCTGGTTACCCAGAGCACGACCGGCAGCCCGAGCAAGGTAGTTGTTCAGATCGAACGTGGCATCCGAAACCAGCTCGGAGGGCACATAGGTGATGTAACCGTACTTGCTCACCGACAGGTCAACGACGGTCATTGCGGCATCCGCAGCAGTGATGGCGGCGTTCGCGGCAACCGAGTTGTTCGCGGAAGCGTGAGCGGTCACAACAGGCATCGGCAGCGCGTTACCATCAGCAGTGTTGATGATGTCAACACCGGCCTGAAGGATCTGCGAACCCTGAACTGCGTACTCCCACAGCTGCCCGTAAACGCCATCCTTGCCGAGGCCCGAACCGGCACCGTACGACATGGACCGGTTCTCACGGAAAGCGTTGATAGCACGCTGAGCGGCACCCGAAATCGGGGCCAGATCGAACGTGTCACCGGCACGCGACTCACGAGCCCACTGAGCAAGACCACGCTCAGTAGTTTCGGTCGCCGGGGAACCGGAAGGACGGAACGACTGCTCGATCTCGCGGGCACGCTTCTCACCCTCCGCAATAGCGGTACGGCGCGAGTCGAGTGCCTCAACTTCGGCAATCATCTGATCGAACTTTGCCGCCTCATCAGCAGACAGCGAACGCCCTTCAGCGACAGCGGTCTGTGCGAGCTGGGTGGACTGAACAACCAGCGTGTCACGACGCTGGGTAATGGAATCGAGAACACTCGACATGGTTTCCCCTTTCTGAGGAACTTGGTTTAGGAAGTTCCCGATGGGGTCACCCGGGCGGGACGTGCTTGTACTGCTACCGCTTCAACAGGGTGGGGTCACCCGGACCTGCTTAGCGGGGATCTAACTACTTGCTCAGAGACATCGCCTTAGCGAGAGCAGCATGAGACGAAGCCTCTGCCGGTGCCTCCGACTTGTCGGAACGCTTGAAGAACTTGATCAGCTCGCCAGCCGCCGCAAGATTACGAACCTCAGCCACATCAGCCTCAAAATGGCGCGACAGTGACGCAATTGCACCATCAATTGAGCGCATCGCCACAGACGTGTCCTCATAGGCGGGTGTGTTCACCGGGGCGACATCGTACAGTCGAACACCGGTGAGAGTGCGAAGCGGGAACCCCTGATCTGTGGTCGTCCACTCATCCCCATCCATCTCAGTGACGAACGCAAACGACGACTGCCGAACATCCCCACGCTGCACCAACTCATAAACGTCAGCTCGAGCCTGCGGAAGATCAACCTCATACACAAGACCAATCTCATCCGTAGAAAGACGCAGCGTGCCGCCGCCGATAGTGCCCAAAACCATGTTGTCGTCATGGTTGTAGCGGGCAATCACACCCGGCCACCCGTTGCCCCGGGAACGGTTGAAAGCTCCCGGTGCGATCTGCTCAACAAAGCCACCCAAATTCTGGCTGTGCCGCTCAAATTTGGCGGCATAACCGCCAATCACCTTCTTGTCGGAACCGGCCCGAACCTCGACCGGTACAGACGTAAAACGACGCTCTGCGTCCGTCATGGTTACTCCTTCATTCTTTGGGCTGGTGCCGCTTGTGGGGCAGGCACATTATGGAAATCGCCACCAGTGACCGGTGCAAGATCCTCAAAGGCTCTCGCTTCGTTCACAGACAGACGACCGTCCGCGATCTGCGCCCCAACAATCTCGGTGCGCGTCTTAATATCGGCACGAATGCGAGCATCCACATTCAGCTTCATATACACCCCCGCAGGGAGCATCCTGTTCACCGCAGTCTCCAACCGGACAACATACGGGGCGGCATCCTGGGCACGATTCAACGCACGAGACTCATCATTCGTGTACGCAACCGACCCCTGAGCTGGGGTGCCACCAATTTCACGCGGATCAATACCGTAAATAGCAGCAATTTGGTTCGCGGACAGGTTCAAAGTCTCAATGAACTGTGCATGGTTCGGCGGAATCGTCATCGCGTTCAGTTCCCAGTCGGCACCCACCACAAACGGTTTACCTGCCGCAAACGACTTCGCCGCACGGTCAGAAGCGGTCGCAGCAACAGCCGGATCCAACGTTTTGGCCGTATTTTTCAGCACAGCAGGCGGCAAACCACCCCCACGCTTCACATCCGCATAGTCCTGAGCCGACAAACCAGCACGAACAATGGCCGCGTAATGCTCAATGGGCGACAACCCCAACCGCATCCCCGGAGGAACAATCCACGGAATATGCGCCACCAACTTGTCCGGCAACGCATTCCCATCAAGGAACCACTCACCAACATTCGTTCCGGCAGACCAATCCGCCGACCAACGCACCCCAATAGGCCCATCAGGGCCAGGAGTGATACGCCCTACAGCGTTCCCCTTCACCGCAATCGCATACATGGCCTGCCCCAACCACGTACCCAAACCGACCTCATCGTCAATGTTCTGAGCCAAAGTCGGCATCGGAACTTCAACCCGTTTCTTCCCATCAAGCCGGTAAAAGTCCACCGGAAGCGTCGAAACATAGTCCACAAGAAACCGAATAGCAGCAAAAACAGGCGTCAGCGAGGTAGCTCGAGCCTCACTCACAGCTGACGGGGAAGGGTCACCCAAC